TCTACAACTTCATCTGTTTGTTCTACAACTTCATCTGTTTGTTCTACAACTTCATCTGTTTGTTCTACAACTTCATCTGTTTGTTCTACAACTTCATCTGTTTGTTCTACAACTTCATCAGTAGTCTCTGGTTTTGGTTCAGGCGTAGATTCAGATTGGTTTTGTAACCATGGGTCTTTATCATTTACAATATTATCAATAGAATCTGAAACAGATACCCCAGTTTCAGTTAGTTCAGATTCTTGTTCGGGTTGAGTTTCGGATGATTCACTTTCTTGATTTAATTTAGCTTTTTCTGCTTCATCTTGTTCTTTTGTAATTTGATCTTTAAGTTTTTCACGTTTTTCTTGTTCATAAAGTATATCTTTATTTGCTTGATTTTTCTTATATTCTTTGATTAAGTTATTAAGTTCTTCATTTAAGAATTCTTCATCGCCTACTAAATCTGGATTAGGATCCCATGGAAGCCAGTAACCTACAGGTGCAACAAATACATTAAATGCACTATCATTTAACTGAAGCTTTTTTGCTCTTGATCTAGCTTCTTCTTCTGTTTGATATATACCTCTTACTTTTAAAGCTCTAACATTTGTTTTTAATTTGTTATCGCGTTCGAAATCGTTTTGTAATTTTTCACTGTATTTATATACAAAATCTTGATATAGTCCATAAAAATATTTAAAATCTTTTTCTTTTTCGTGGGCAATAGACTGTAAAAATTTTGCAGTATTAAATGCCTCTTTTTTTTGTATCATTTCTTCTGGCGATACAAAAGACAAACAAACAAAATTTTGACCATTGACTGGATCATCAACTTCTAGGTAATCAACTTTATCTTCGCTCATTATAATATATATATAGTATATTTATTTTTTAAGTAAATTTAACACATAAATATATTTGTTATATATTATATGTATATAAACAAAACTAATTTAAAAAAATATTTAATACAATTACTTGTTGTATTTTTAGCATCCTATACTATAACAGAATGTAATATATCTATATTTAATTCAGTTAAAGTTGGATTAGTTTCATCAACTTTATTTATATTAATAGATATGTTATATCCAAATGTTATTAAATACTAGGAATAAATTCCCATTTTAAATCATTACATATATTTTTCCAAATAATATCTTGATTTTTTAATTTTTCTCTACTTTTTAATAAAGGAAAATATAATAATAATTCATCTAACTCTAATAATTGGCAAAATTTATGTAATACATATGAATAAGATAAGAAATTTTTACGATTAGCAGGACAATGAGTTGAAAAAGGTATTTGTATTTCTTTAAACATACTTCTTAATTTTTCTTCATAATTTCCTATAAATACAACTGTTTTTTTTCCTGTTAATATATTTACAAAATGGGGTATGTGTTCATAATATTTATTATATCCTATATTTTTTAATATTTCTCTTATTTTTTGATGGGATATATCTTTTTTATTTATATTTATGTCTTTTTTGATTTCATTTGATATTTTATTATATACTTCTATAGGAATAGATGTTGTTTCTTTAGCTTGTATTTGAGATAACCATTCATTAAAATGATTTATTCTTTTGTATGCAAAATATGTAATTTCTTTAGGTACATCTTTAAATGATGCTTTTTCAGTATGTATTAATATATTTTCTGTATGACCACATAAATGACAATAAATTTCACTATCATTATTTTTAAATCTCATAGAATTTTTTTTACAATATAGGCAAATATTAATATCTTCATTTATTAATTCTATTTCATTATTTAAACAAGTATCATCTATATGAGATATATATTTATTTATTATTTTTTTTTGATCATCTTGTTCTGGTTTTTCTAATAATTTTTCATTTTTATCACTAAACCAATTTACTATATTATTATCGTCATTAGAAGAACATTTATATTCTATTTGTTCATTTCTATTATTATAATATTCATCTAATAATAAACCATTATCTAAATAATAATTTTCTTCATTTAATTTTGTATTTTTTATAAATTTAATTTTATATTCTAATTCATATATTTTTTTATTATTTTTATTATATTTTTTATTTTCTTTTTCTAATTCTTTTTCTAATTTAGTTAATTCATCGTTGTCTTTATTTATTTCTTTAATAATACTTGAATGAATTACATCTATAGTTGTTCTAGCATCACTATGTTTTGTATTTTTATTTTTTATTCGAATACTCATTTTATTATTAATAATATAAATTAATTAATTTTCTTTAAGTAAATTAAACTTATGTTTGTGTGTTAGACGTGTAACTTGATGAATAAGCATGATGAATACCATGAGGATTATTATCTGTACTGCTCATATTAACTCTAGTATATAAATTATTAGCACATTGTAATCCATTTCCTTGTTTACAAGTATCAGGTGTTCCATATAACCATTCTCCAAATTCTTTTTGTTTGTTTGAAGGCATTGTATTTGGCATTGTGTAAAATCTATTTTGTGAATTAGTGTTATTATAAATATCATCAAATCCTTTTATAAGTCCTTCATCGAAATAATTATCAATTTCCGATTTAACATTATCACTATCATAAGAATAACAAGCTTGTTTAGAATTTTTATCATTTATACGTGTCCAATTTAAATTCATAAATGGATTATTTAATTTTGGATTTTTACAATTATCTCTATCTTGTAAATTTATATCATCAATTAAACTAGAAGAAATTATATTTGAATAAGGTTCTTTTGTATCATTTATTTTTAAATTCCCAAGTATAATTGTTAATATTCCAATAACTAATGGAAAATAAAATACATTTTCGGTTTTACATAAAAAATAAACAATCAAGGAGTAGTAAATACTAAATCTAAATACTGCATTTAATTTTCTATTTTTATCATATTGTTTTTGAGGCATTATTTCTAATAAATGTTTTTTATTAAATAATTCCATAATATTTTGAGTCCATAGTTTTGTCATTATACTATATATATATAATAAATTATTATTTTATTTTTTAATTTAATCGTTTATTCATCATTAACTATATTTTTTAAATTTTCATTATTCATCATATTTTTAAATAAAGGATTTTCATTCATCATTGGCATCATATTCATCATTTGAGACATCATTGTTTCTGGATTTATTTCACCATTTGATATTTTTGAGCTAACAGTTTCATTTATTTTTTTAAACATATCCATAAAATTTCCAGATTGTAACATCTCCATTGGATTTGTATTTGGATCTATATCATTTTTAAATTCATCTACATTTATTTCAGTTGCTATGTCCATTGCTAATTTTCCTATATCAGATCCTTCTAAAAATTGTGACATATCACCAAGTATATTATTATTATCAACCTTTTGTTTAGGTTTTTCTTTTACTGATTTACTTAACTCATTTAAATTTTTTACATCTTTTAAATCCTTTTTATTATGATTATCTAAAACATCATTGTCTCCGTCTAACAATTGTTTGACTGTTTTACTAGAATAAAAATGAATTGAAATAATAGCAAATGATTGTAAATATTTCCATATAGCTTGTTTATTTTGGTCGGTTGATACTTCCCATAGTTCTGTCATGTTTACATCTTTAAATATTGTAAAATCTGTAAATAATTTTTCATCTCGTTTAGTTATTTTAGAATTATGTTTATAAATTGTTTCTAAAAATTGTTTAATAGCGTTATAATTTTCTATGTTATCAATAGTTTCTAATTTTAATATTAAATCACATGAAGATAAAATACCGTTTTTTCTTTCTTCAAAAGCAACAACTAAATCATTTATAAAACAGTGTAATAATTGCAATAATTTTTTATTCATTTTTTTTGTAATATCATTATTATTTGTAGATTCCATTATTAATTATTTTTATTTTATTTTATTTTTATAAACTTATTTAAAATATATATACTTTAATATATATATTATGAGTTTATTGTCATTTGATATTGGAATAAAAAATTTAGCATATTGTGTCTTATGTAAAGAAAAAAAAGAAATTAAAGATTGGGGTATTATAAACATATCTTGTGATGATATATGCGAGCATACGAATACAAAAGGCGTTCGATGTGATAAATCTGTCAATTATATAACAGATAAAGGAGTAAAACTATGTAGTTATCATTTAAAATTAAAACAATATAAAAATGAAAAATCAAAACGTGTTAAAAAAAACAAGTCTATACATAAAATAGGTAAATTAATGATAGAAAAATTTGATAAAATACCTTTATTATTAGAATGCGAAGATGTAATTGTAGAAAATCAACCTAGTTTAAAAAATCCAACAATGAAAACAATACAAATGTTAGTTTATAGTTATTTTTTAATTAAATCTAATCCTGTTAAATTAGAAATGATAAATGCTAGAAATAAATTAAAAGCATATAAAGGACCCAAAATAGAATGTGAAATAAAAGATAGATATAAGTGTAATAAATATTTAGCAATAGAATATTGTAAAATAATGATACAAAATGAAAAAGATCAATTTATAAATTTATATAATAATAGTAAAAAAAAAGACGATTTATCAGATAGTTACTTACAAGGTATGTATTTTTTACAAATTTAGTATTTATAAAAAGGATCTTCAGCTACGCATTTTTCACTACAATATAAATGTTCGTGTTTTCTTAAACCTTGACAATGTTCTTGGCATCTTTTTGTAGGATTATTTCTTCCGGTCCATTGTTTTTTCCACATTTCATATTTTCCATCATCATTTAATTTACAAACATTTTTAACATTTTTATTCATATCTTTACTATATGCATGAACGTCGCTTTCTATTCCATTTTTATTTGTTATATATTCTTTTTGTTTAATATCAACTATATCTATTTGTTGTTTGTAATCCATATTATAAATAAATAGAACTATTAATATAAATAATATAAAAAGCATAATTTGTGTATTATGATTTAACATCTATATATTATATTAAATATAATTTATTTATTTATTTGGTTGCATTTTTTGTTGTCTTTACTCGGTTTATATCCTGTGGGGCAAAGATATTTTGTTACTGTTGGTAAATTTATACATACAGGTGTATTCTTATCCTTATTTTGGTTATTACAAAATTTTTGTTTACTATTTTTTAATAAATAGTTTAATACATTACCTGCACAATTATTTTGAAAAAAATTATGTACTTCTTGTGACTTACAAGCTGGTAAATTTGACTTTTTAATACTATTACAATTAAAACCGTCTACGCTTTTTAATTGAGATATACATTTATATACATTGTATGGATCAAAGCATGTTGGATTAATATAATTTTGATAAGCATCAGTCTTACAAACATATCCTGAATCTCCTGTTTTCGTTGTAATTGGAGGACATTTTCCTGTGCTACCTTGTAGTGCACAATTTGTATTTTTTAATACGGGGTTTGATCTAATAACTGTACCACTATTAGTATACGTAAAAGAAAATGGATTTATTAATTTTTCTTTATCCAACATACATTTTTTTTTATAACTGGATACACAGGTTGATAAATCTTTATGATTCTGTTGTAAATCCTTTTGAGATCCATATATTTTTGTACATTCTATAGTTGGGCAATTTGTATTATCCCCAGATTTTTTAACATAATAAGCCACACAATCATCCTTAGCATTATCTAATGAATTATAAACACCATTAACTATAGACGTACCTGTATAAGCATAAGGAAGAACTCCATTATCACCAGTGCACTGGTAATAATTATTATATAATCCACAAGATTTGTTGTAATAATTGATAGCATCTTGTTTTTTTACAAAACAATTATTTGTATCTATACAAGGTTTGTTTGTTGGTGTTGTTATATTTTGTATAGTTGGTAAATTTGATAAATTACCTTTACTATTATTGGGTTGGTCTGGACTAAATGTTGGACATTTAGTAGTTGATAATTTAACAGGAAGAGGATTTGTTGGACAAGGACTTCTAGATGCCTTTGGTGGTTTTACACACTTTGTATTACCGCTATCCGTTGCACATTTATAATATACACCATTATCCATATAACCAAATGTATTGCAACTTCTATTTACATAAATATTACTTGGACAATTGGTTGTTTTGGTTTTGCAATCAATAAATACAGGGGGGGAAGGCAATGTATTCCCGCCTGTATTTATTATACCAGGTGGATATGTTTTTTTTGG